AAGAAAGTATTAAAACAATATGAATATGATATGAAAGTATTACAAGAAAAAGAGAAATTATATGAAGATTATTTAAAATTATACGAATACTTTGAATTGAAATTAAGCAATAATTTGATAAGGAGAAGGAGGGCAATCGCAGGATATGATACAAAATATTGGGCGAGAAGTGGTCCAGCCGGAATTATGACTAATGAACGCTTAGAGGAATTAGAAGAAGATTTACCGAGTGGTTTACTTGGTCCTTCGCCATATGATCGTAAAGAGTTGAGGGAGAAGGGATCGAGTTCTGAGAAAGTAACGAATTGGGATATCGCATATGGTACTGACACACTTCATCCTGGACGAAAGGGAGTTCGCTTCGTTAAGACAGAAGCGAGAAGTGCTAGAGATTTTAAATAAAAAATAATATAAAGATTATATTGAATAATGTTATAAATGGCATTTACTCCTGGACAAAGTGTTATGTATAATTCAATCTGTTCGACTATTATTAAACTTCCCGGAAAACGATTATTTAACCCTGACGCAACAGGATATTTAATACGTGAGAATAAGTCAGGGTTAACACATGACAATATACCTGAATCTGAATTAATGGAATGTAGTGGTATTCATATTTGTAATGATATTTGGCCTGATTTTATCTATACAGGTGATAATAAGGCTGCTTCTCAATGGATTATGGATCATTTAATTAAGTATTTACATAATACAGGTAATTTAGAATGGGGACATAATGAGGACAGCACACAATATTTCTTCAAAATAAATGGAACTACCTTAACAAAGGATAAGACTTCGGGTTAAGTTCTGTATCTGATATTAATAGTAATATTAATTCTTGTGAGGATTAAATACAAACCTGTAAGGTTAATAAATAATATTATAGGGAAAATAGAAACATTAAGGTAAGGAAGTAGATTATCAATGAAGATACACAAAAGGGTGATTAGACAATAAACCGTGAGGTCCATTTTTTTTAAATTTTTTTTTAAATGTTTTTTTATTTGATATAATTTATTAGTCAAATTTAGAAGTTATATCGAAATAAGAAATAAAAAATAAGAATACCAAAGAAGAATTGATAATCAAAAGGATTTACTACTTCTTTCCTTTCTTCTTTCACTTCCATTGTATATATTTACCTTCTTCTCTTTCTTTTAGATTGTTTTCTACCCTTCTTTCTACTCTTTCTACTCTTTTTACTTTTACCCTTACCACCAGCCATAGTATTACCTTTTCTTCGGGTCAGATTGCGACCTCGTTGTAATACCTTTTTAAATCGGTTCATGGTATTTGACATATTATTTTGATCCTTATTTAATTCCTTGTCAACCGTTTCTAATTCCTTGTTAACCGTTTCTAATTCCTTGTTAACTGTTTTTAATTCTTTTTCTAAAGTAGACTTTTCTCCATATACTTGTGCATATTCTTGATCCAATGATTCTATTTCTTTAATTTTATTTTTCACATTAATACGACAGAAATTTAATTTTTTTTCTTCTTTATCGAGTTCATCTTGAACATTTTTTAAAGCCTGTTCTAGTTTAGAGATAGTTCCGGGTGTTGCTCCCGTATATCTTTCAAATGTTCTTTTACTATTTTTTTTCGCCTTTAATTGAGCCTTAATTTTACTAACTGAACTATTAATTAATGCATTGTTTGGATAATCTTTCTGTGCTGTTTGAAACTTTGTTAAAGCTTCCGTAAGTCTCCCTTTACTAAGTAGATTATTTCCTGATTTTACTAACTGTTTCATAGTATCTAAATCTTTTGTTGCCATATAAGATATATAATATTTAAAAAAAAGTGAAATAGAATAATTAATATGGATATTGTAACAAATTACGTAAGGACACAAAATAGTAAAAAAATTGTATGTTTCTATGGTGACCGTCAATCATTTCGTTGCCGTCAAAGAAGTAAAAATAGTGATGGATTTAAATGTTCACCACTACGGTTTGTAAGTTTCAAAGAAACGCAAAAAGAATTGAAAAAAAAGAAACAAAAAGTAAGTGGACCGTATGAATTCTATAGTCTTTCAAGATTGTAAATATTATTAATATCTATTTAATATTAGATATGGTAGCAAAAATAAAAAAAGGTGGTTTTCAAAAGAAAATTGACTTTGATAAAATAATTGAATTAAGTTCACCCTATAGGAGAAATATGGATTGTTGCCCTTGTTCTTTCCGTTTCTTAGATTTAATAAGTGATAATGATTTTACTTCAGTCTTAAAAAAATACGGGGATACTGGAATGTTTGAACATAATATTATTGACTTCTTTCAAAAAAAATATGAAATATTTTCTGATAATTATCATTTTAGGATGGCGGAAGCAGACTTTAGTAATAAAACTAAACGCGAAGTAATTAATACAATTGTTAATCTTTTTAAAACTATTAAAAAAGGATATGGAGTGATTGGTGGTATTGTAAGGCAAGATGATACTTCTCATTGTATAATATTATTTAGAGATCAAAATGGATACTCATATATTATTGACGCACAATCAAATGAAATGTATCAAAGTAGACCATCCAAAGATAGTAAATCATTTGGAGATTTTTTTTATGGAAACCGTGTTAAAAAATTATTCTATTTAACAGCACACAATACCAAAGACGGACGCATTCTACTTATTGACGAGGAACGTCAATCAATGATATTTGAAGATGCATTAAAAGACCCTCCAAATGAATTAGAAGATGATTTAAATGATGAGAGTGATGTCTTTGAAGATGCATTAGAGGGTCCTTCTGGTGGTTTTCGAAGAAACCGAAAGAAGAGTAAAAAGAAGAGTAAAAAGAAGAGTAAAAAGAAGAGTAAAAAGAAGAGTAAAAAGAAGAGTAAAAAGAAGAGTAAAAAATAATCTCACAACTTTACAACGTCAACATGACATTGTTCTGTAAACTTCTCTACTAATTCATCATTTTTATAGTCATTTAAATAATTTATTTTTTTTATCCCTCCTGCTAATAATAATCTCGCACAGATGATACACGGATAATGTGTAACATATGCTGTAGATCCTTCACAACTAACACCTCGTTTGGCACAATCAATTAATGCATTTTGTTCTGCGTGTAATGTAGCTTGTTCATGATTGTCTCTAACTATCGATTCATGTGGACACCCAGGTAAAAACCCATTGTATCCTTGGCTAATGATTCTGTTATCTTTCACTAACAAACATCCAACCTGTAATCTTTCGCATGGAGATCTCTCAGCAGTGACTTTAACGATTTTTGAAAAATATTCATCCCATGTTAATCTTTCCATTATTTTCTCTTCATACTTATTCTATAAATAATTATTCCCTTAGTCCTTTGAGTTTACCAATCTCTTTGTCTAACCGAACAATCTCTTCCATATGAAACTTGTTGTATTCATAATATTGTTTTTTTAATTTATTCGCATCTTTTAAACTTTTTTGAACATTTTTAATTTCGGTGTCTCTTTTTTCAATCATAGAAATGAGATCCTCTTTTGATAGCTTATTGTAATGTTCATAGTCTTTGTTGGGCATTAATATACTATTTTAATTCATAATTGTTTAAATAAAATTTGATTTAAAAATACATTTTTATATATTAATAGATGAATGACTGGGAATGGATCTTACAATTAAAACGTAAGACATATAAAAAAGATGATAAAGATGCTTTTTATTTAGAAATCATTGAGGATTGTTGTAATGGTTTAAAAAAGTTTGGTTCAAGTGTCCCTATTCATAAGGGATTCTATCAAATAAAACAACCGGGGAATCCTTTAGGGAAATCAAACAACTCTAAGAAATTTAAATTTTGGAAAAATAACAATAAGGAATTTAATTTGAATATAAATGGAAAGAAAGAAATATTCCAAACATTGATTGATGAAGGAAAAATACGCATTGTAAAGACAAAAGAAAAGATTGGAAAAAAGAGAGATCAAGTAGACAAATTTTATACTTTACCTGAAGTAGCTAAGACATGTATTGATTTATTTCACGAAACCATCTCGGTTGATAAAGATGATTTTATCATTGAACCAAGTGCTGGAAATGGTTCTTTTAGTCAATTCCTTCAGAAGTATACAAATTTAAAAGCATACGATTTATTCCCTGAGAAAGAAGGTATTATTCAACAAGATTTCTTTACCCTTGATATTGATCCATTGAAAGAAGAAGCGTGTCATGTATTAGGGAATCCTCCATTCGGTAGACAATCTTCATTAGCGAAGAGATTCATTAAAAAATGTTGTTTATTCGCTACTAGTATTTCCTTTATTTTACCAAAGAGCTTTCGTAAGGTATCATTCCAATCATCCTTCGATGAATACTATCATTTAGAAAAAGAGATTGATCTACCAAAGGACTCATTTACCGTCGATGGTAAAAAACATAATGTCCCTTGTATTTTTCAAATATGGATTAGGAAAGATGTAAAAAGATATATCGAACCAAAACCAATTGAAAATGGTTTTCATTTTGTAAAACGTCCTGAAACAAAAGTTTTAGAATTGAATGATGAAGGGAAACCAATTAAGATAGAAAATATATTTACAGAAGATCCTGATTTTGGAATACTAAGAGCTGGTGGTGGAGATACATGTGGACGAATTTCAAAGAAATATGAAGATGGTATCGCTTGTTACCCTGAAGCATGGTTATTCATTAAAATAGATGATAACTATGATAGAGAAAACTTCTATGAAGAATACAAAAAAATAAATTGGAAAGATGATTCAAATGTTGGTTGTCGTTCAATTTCAAAGCCAATATTTATTAAAGGGATCAATGGTGTGTTAGAGTCTATTGGGGAATAGATAGACCTTTCTCTTCTAAATAATGGATCATATCCTTTTTTTTTAATCCAGACCATCCTCCTCTCTTACCCGGTCCGTTAATATTATTTTCTTTTGCGAGGTCTTTCAATTTATTAATAGTCATTCCATTTCGAGAACGAGGTGGTGAATAAATCTTTTTTGTGAATTCCTTATCATGAAACTTACCACCTTCAAACTCCTCATAAGATGGAAGACCTTCGATCGCTTTCATATTAATTGAACATTGAACGCGCCTTTGACTCTTACTATCCACTTTTGGAGCGATATTAAAATGTTTTAGACAAAGTGATTCTTTCTTTTTCTTATAAGGATACAATGATTGATCACACTCTCCAGGAGGGATTGATTTCACATATGAAACGTATTCTTTTACCTTTTGTTTCCAACCTTCTTTGTCCTCTGGTAAGAGTATGTCAATCAGTTCACGAATATCAAAAGAAATCGTTTTACTAGCAGTCTTATAGTCTGACTCTTGTTTGTAAAAGACACAGATAAGTTTTGTATTATCTGATGATTCAATAAAACGAATTACATCTCCACAATCAATACTTTTACAACCAGATGTCTTTATTGAGACATCCATACCAGAACAATATTGACTGTTCTGAGTATGTTTACTTGAGATATCATGTATCGCCGTTTGTCCATAGCTACTGATGTCTTCATCACTCATTAAGAATATTTCTTTTTGAAATATTTTCTCCATTATCTTTCCATGTTCTTGACTTTCCCCTGTCATTTTAGTTGTTAATTTTGTTTAATAAAGATACTTAAACTAATTTTCAAATTTATAAAGTATTAAACTATGAATCATTTATCACTTCTAAGAAGACATTATTCGTCAAAACACAAAACATGGTGTTATCGTCAAGGATATTATCAATACGATAAACTAAAAAAAACAAGTCAGTATGCCCCATTCATTTGTAAATTTGTAGATGTTCCTGTTGCAAATGAAGAATTTGCGAAGAAACATGGAGCAAAATGGGATAAGAATGAAAAGAAATGGGTAATTGTAAGGGAATTTAAGGAGTAATAATATTTTTTATAAAATTTGATATAACATTTTTTAAATTAATAAATGAATATTATATTCGTATTACTAGTAATAATACTATTTATCCTTCTAACTGCATATTTGAACGAACATTCGTCTAGATTAATTCAAAAAAATAGGAAAAGGGTATTATCATAAATGCATCATCTTATCAGAATTACTATTATGGTCCCTGTGTTAATTTATATCCATCCATTTTGGAGAATGTATTTTCAAGATAAAAAAGACAAAATTAATTTTATTAATTTGTTTCAAAGAATTACATTTTGATTTACATTACTTTGTAATTATTTCCTAAATATACAGATAATCCAACAATTATAGCAATTATAACAGAACTCATCAACGGGACTTGATTATGGTGGACCATCATATGCATAAATTGTCCTTTTAAAGACAATGAAGCAGCACCATTTGGTGGTTTTATTTCTTCTTCTGTAGCGTAGGGTTTAAGGACAAGAGGGAGGACAATATTTAAAAGGACACCAAATATAATAGGATTAATTAAATCAAACTTCATATTTATTAATATAGAATAAAAAAATTAAGAATATAATGTTAAATTATTTGAATAGAGTCCATCTATGAGTATAATTATATACTATCCCTTAAAGATATTATTTCTTTTTCCCTTTTCTACTCCTTCTTTTTTTACTCCCCCCCTTCTTTTTCACTAGTTTGACATTTTGAGAAGGGATAGATCTTGGATAGATCTTTGAATATTGATCTGGGTGGGCTACTCTCCAATCTAATTGTGGTACTGATCGTGGAACGATTGATCTATTTTTTTGAGCTTTTAGAAGGCGTAAATGTTGATCTGGGTGGGCGACTCTCCAATCCAATTGTGGAATTGACCGTGGAACGATTGATCTATTTTTTTGAGCTTTTAGAAGGCGCGAATGTTGATCGGGGTGGGCGACTCTCCAATCCAATTGTGGTATTGACCGTGGAACGATTGATCTAACCATACGAGGTTTTGACCTCTTCTTTTTGGATCTCTTCTTTTTTGAGGTTGATATTCTTTTAGGGGCTGAACGCGTTCTATTTAGTTTTTTACGTGAACGTGATTTTGATCTTTTTCGTAATGATGGGGCTGATTTTGTCCTTCTCATATATAGTATGAAATATTTAAATAATAAATTAACTTAAAAAAAAAATATGAATTCTAAAGATGAATCTTTGGGATCTTTTAACAATGTTAAGATACTGGAACCGAGTCCCTTTATGGGTAAATTATCTACTATTAATAGTTATGTTCTATTGTAGTAATTTTCTATGATGACTTCAATAACCGAAATGACAGAGTAGAATGTGTGACATATAAATTAAAAACGCAAGGAAAATGAATCCTATATATTTTCTTTTCACTCTCCAATATCTTTGAAACTCGTAAAAATACATGGTTTTTTATGAACTTTTCAAATGTTATTTATCAAATTTATTGATTGAAATTATTCTCTGACTTTTAATTCTAATGAATTGTTAAAATCATCTGCTGATATATTTTCATAAACAGAGGGTAATTCAGAAAACATACGAAGAAATAGATCTTTTTGATCTGGGTGTAATCCCCCTAAAGGCCATTCACGTATATGGTCTGGATGTGTAGTATCTATTAAATCCATATACTTCTTGAAGTTTTTATTAAAGTATGAGGATGTTGCAACAAATTGAATAAAATTTCCACCCCAATTTATATGCTGTCCATACTCCATCCATTTTTGAAGGTTACCAAATGATAGAATTAATAATTCATCAATAATACTTGATAAATTTTTAATTTTTGTTTCATATTCTTCTTTTTGTTCATTTAATCGACTATCAATATATTCCTTTATTTCGGAAGTATCTTTACCAACTTCACCTTTTTGAGGCATTGCTCGTTTCCAAAGATATTCTGTTTTTGGTGATAATTCATCAGAGGATGAGGATGAAACTCGATCTAATTCAGCTTTATC